CCTACTACCTTGTAGCGAGGAGAGGCTCCAGCCTTTGACTCTTCAAGCAAAATTCCCTGCACGATCTGCGGGTTTGGTAGCCCATCCTTCTTACCAGTTTCGTATGCGATTCCTAGCAGTGAGGATTGGGAGCTGGTTGGGTGTTCTGGATAGTGCACCTCATACCCACTTCCATCATTGACAGCAGGAACATTTACCACGACAGGTGGTTGTGACGCGGTACCTACGAAGATACCTAGCGCGAATGTAGCAATAACCGAAAGCAAAACGTTGCTTACTTTCATTGGGTTTCTCCTTCCTTGTTTAAGGGTCAGATCCACTCCACTTATGGAGAGCAGAACTTTTGTCCTAGCGATTGCCAGTCGCTAGCATGAACGAGTATTTATAGTCGTTTGGTCATTATAACATCCAATCCCCGGAAAGTACAATGGGCCCATTACTTTAACATAATGAGCCCATCGTTATCGGGTTGAGATTATTCTTCGCCTTCGAGAGCCGTGATGCGCATAGTTGGTACGCCATCGACGACAGGAACGATAAGCACCTGTGCGTCTTTTGGAATAAACGGTGCGTCTGAAGTTTCAGATCCAGACTTCAACATGCTCGCTACATGCTTGAGATATTCTTTGACCTTTGCTGGAGGCATGCGGCCAACATCTACCTCAACGATGTAGCGCGAATTGTCTTTTACAGTGAGTACGCGAACCGCGTCTTTGCTGCTCATGATTACTTCGTGAAGACCTTCGATGCAGTATCCATGTTGACTTCAGATGGATTCGCGAACTCAGATCCGATCAATGCGTCAGTACCGTAAGCGGTTACCTGCTGAAGTGAACCAGTAGCAGCTCGTGCACCACGTGGGCGCTTGATCTTGACGTTGTTGCTGTGGAAGAAGTCGAGGGCATTCATGCCGTTTGAAAGGCGAGCTTGTGAGAGAAGTTCCCAGCACTCATACTTGTCAGCGTGCTGTGAAGAAACGATCTTCTTGATACGACCTTTATCGATCGTGTGGAGCGTGTCGATTTCTACGTAGTAGATTGACCCGTCCTTAAATTTCTTGACGAGAAGAATTTCCTTAAGCAAACCGCTGTCGTCGATGTCGCAGAGGAATACGTGGGGAAGAGAAGTTGGGGTCAATTCAATGGTATCTTTTATCTGGGCCATGGGAGTCTCCTGTTTGATATCTGGGGATAACGTGCTTACGTTTTGGAAAACCCCATGCCTGATTGGCACCAGGTATTTATAGGCCAAACAGGTTGACAATATCCAGGTCGAGCCCAGGTCAGTTGATGTCTTTGCGCTGCTCCTGCACCATGTACTTCACACAGTGCATAAGGTTGCCAAATGGCATCGTGTGCGGTGAGCACTCGTTGTCATCATCGTCGAAGATGGTTGCCCACATCAAATCGCGTGAACCAGGATCATCAGGTGATTCCTTGTGAGCTAGTACAACTTGCGTTCGCTTCATGGTGAGGTATGAATCACCCTCATGCACGCTGAACGTTCTACCAGTTTGCTCAGGATAATCATTTTCGTCAAGTGCAATCTCAACGAAAAATGGTTCTTCATCGCCCTCGTCAATTCGAAAGATTATATGGGTTGGCTTCATCAAAACTCCAGGACGGGTTTCTTCTTAGCAGCGGCTTCGGTCTCTTCTCGATGTGGGGACCGTTGGCCGGTGACGCTAAACATGTTCGCGAACTGCTGAGAGTTTTCAGCAATCTGCTTCAAACCAAACTTACCGCAGAATTTCGTAAAGTGAAAGTGCGAGTATTTACCGTGATGCACAAGCTCATGATCAAGCGTCTCGTTGATGACGGCCTTGATATTTTCGGGCTGGCTGCTCAGATCCATGAGAAGAATGTTCTCATTGAAGAGGTCGCCTACTTTGTATACGGTTTCGACCTTGGTCTCTGGATCAGTGAAGGTCCATGTTTCGTTCATGATCTTGGTAAGCTCATAGTCATCTGAGAGACACTTGAGCAGACGCTTCTTAAGAACGCGAGGATATGCTGGGAACACGTTGTCGCCCTTGTCACCGCGCATTCCCTTCTCAAACATAAAGAAGGTTGCGTCATCAACGCCGCAAACGTCAATGAGATTGCGTGGCTTGGCAGTATCTGGATTGATGAGCTGGAAGTTATTGTACTTCAGAAGCTGTACGAAGTCCTTGTCACCTGAGATACCAATCACCTCATCGCCAGCTTCAGTAAAGCGTGCCACATATCCAGCGAAAAGATCGTCACCTTCAAGGACAGGGTTTGAGAGGCAGACAAGCGATGTGTGATTGCGCGCTAGGTCTTCGAAAGCCTTGATGAGCTCGAAGAACGGAATCATTGACGGATCCTTGACGCGGTTGGCCTTGTACACCTTCTTTGAGATGCATTCGCTGGACTTGGTATAGTCCTTGCGCCAGTTCTTCGCACCTTCAAAGGTGACTGCAAGCTGGTCAGGACGAAACATCTTGTAGTACTTGTTCAAGCTGTTGAGCGCGACATGCATTGCGAAGCCAGCCTTTTCCTCAGCTGTGCCAGTGTTGTTGTACTTGCCTTGAGAGGCTGCCACGCGGAAGAGCAGGTTAGCGGTGTCAACTACCATTCGTTTCATTTGCCTAACCCCAAGTTGAGCTTGTCGGTGAAAATCATCTTTTGAATTGCTTGCTCCATGACTTCTTGGATGATTGCGCCGTAGACATTTTCTTGAATCTTGTACGGATTTACGTCGCTGATAAGATCATAGAGCTGACCATTGATCTTGAAAACCAGGCGGCACTTAGTGTGCCCTACCATGAAGTCCTTCATAGTCTCGCACTTCAAGAAGACAACCTCATTGCCAGCACCGAGGTGTTCTACAGTCGCGGCTGCAATTTCAGCAACTGCCTTTTCGCGGATCTCACCATGAAGGCGGGCTGCATCAGCAGCACTTGGATTTTTGACTTCAATCCGATTGTGGACATGAACGTCGGGCGTGGAACTATACGAGTCAAACATTAGCCACCTCTTTCATATTCATCATAACACGCAACACATCAGGCGTGTTAACCGCGTACGAACTGATTAGCCTCGCTTGTCAAATTGGGTGTTGCTTCGGGGTTGATGACCTCGTCTTCCTTCTCGATAAGAGATTCTGGAATCATACGCATCTGTAGGAAGAACAGTTGAATAGTTTCCTCATCAGTCTGTCCCGCCATACCAAGCTTCTGAAGATTCGCGGTGAACGCTTCATTCCAGTAGATGGCAAAACCGAGCTTTCCAGTTTCATCTGGGCCAGTCGTCTCAAATGCAGCCCACGGCTTCTTTGAATAACGAGCTAGCTTTTCTTTTGCTTGAAGGAGCTTGCTTCTTTTCACTTTACACCCCTGTACGCAGCTTGGCATTCTTGATGCCATTAGTTACGTATGGTCCGAGCACGGCGCGAAGCTGTTGCTTGAAGAGATTATCGTACACCTCTTCTACGATCTGATCGATCAGGGTGGCTGGATCATCTGCATAGTACAGAACGTCTGGAGTTTCGATTGTGGTGATAAACCCCTGACCGTTGCCCTTTGAAATGTTGAGCTTCACTTGAAATCCAGAGTGACCCTTTACGATATCGCCCTGAACTGAAATTTTCCAGTTAGCTATATCAGCTTGAGCCTCTGCTAGCTTTGCATTGAGAGCATTGATTGTGACCGCATCAGAGAAGCTGCTCTGGCGGATTGGTGCAATTGGTTGTTCTGACATACTATTCTTCCTCTGAGTCGTTGATTTTCGGCAACACGATAACATCGTGCCCGTTGATTTTTGTGCGTAGTGTACCAGATTCACCTACGATGAATCCTGCTACCTCCGCATCCGAGAGCGTTCGAACCACTGAGTGGAAAATAGGTGCATGGTAGTAATGCACTACCGAATCGGCTTCCTTTCCATCCTTGAGTTGTGCAGGTGTTTCTAGAGCAGCGGAAAAAAGATCGTTGTTCTCATCTGCAACACCAACAGTTACGTTCCCTTCTTTCTTGATTATCAACTGAACCGTCTTGGCTCCCATTACCTTGAGGGCATTGAGAACAATCTTCAGCTCTGCCTTGTTAAGAATGATCCCATGGACTTCCTCGTCATTGATAGATTTTGGAGCCTTGATCAACATCGTTGATGTGCAGCGAAACTGAGCCTTGTTTCTGCCAGCAGAAATCTCGATTGAGCTAATCTCTCCACGTTCAGACTCTTTAGCCTCGATAACGGTATTTGGATTGTCAGAGAAAAGATCGATGCGGCTCTTGAGAGAGTTAATTCGCGAGATACCAATTTTCTGTGGAAATTTAGGTACCTCATGATCTGAGATGATCGCAAATGTCTTATCTGGATTTGCACCTCGTACAAACCCATCCTCGATGACAATCGATTCGATACCGCCGACCGCACACGTCGTGATGACGTTTAGTAGGCGCTGTGTATCTTCTGCTGTAAGCTTCATGATGATTTTCCTATTCCAAAACCGTCTAAAATTCCAAAATCTTGTTGGTCAAAACTGATTGCGGTGACGGAATATCTTTTCCAAGAGCCGCAAAGATTCCTTTTAGCTTGTTGTCGAACATCTTACTTTCAGTAAGCTTGATGTCAACCTTGAAATTCTCTTCAAACCACTTCGGGAAGCGGGTAAATTCTGCAGGAATGGCGATGGCATTGAATTTGAATTCGTTTGGCTTGACGTAGTAAACTAGAACCTTATCTCCAGAGCGAATCGTTTTTGCGCCCTTGTCAAAAATATCCAGGAGATAGTTGTAGTTGCAGGTCGCTCTTACGTGACCTGGTAGGCCGAGCTTACTCCCATCTTCCTTAAAGACGGTTCCTGGATTGAGGTACTCAGCGGTGTACTTATCGAGATTATTTACCTGTCGAGCAACCCCCAAAAAGAACACATTGGCCTTCTTCTTCAGGATCTCTAATCGTTGACCGTTTACGTACGCAGCTACCGTGTCATAGTCCTTACCATCCAAGATCATGTCAACCATCGTCTTAAGAAACTTTTGGATGATCTTCGGTGTATCTGCTTTTTTGATCTCAGAACCCTGCGTCTTCATCTTGTCGACAGGGAAACCATCAAGGTCAACAACCTTGAGCATGTATTTCTTCTTTGCTTGGAAGAGACCTCGAACTGCGACGACCTCTCGACCCGCCTCTACATATCCATCAAATTCTGGTTGACACATGAAGGCGTTCTGCATAAAGCCCCTGAAGGACTTGTTCAGCTCTGCAGCAACCAAATCTGCGGTCTCAATCGCAGCTTCCTTGGTAGTTGCTAGTGTCTTGAAATAGCATGAGTCAGTATCACCGTACAGGATCGATTCAAAATCTATGAAGTCCTCTGGAAGCTTCTCATTCGGGTTCATAAGCTTCTTGTCTGCGCGCAGAACTTCAAGCTGAGCCCGTTGGGTGATGTAGTGGGTCTTATTGTATTCGTGCCCATTACCTGCATACTCGATCGGACCTGATACCTTAACGTACGTCTTACGAACGCCCGTCACCATTTCTTCGATGGTCTCAAGCATGTGCGTTGTGATCGCCCGCCCAGTAGCAGTGACCGATGCTCCCATTCGCATCTCACCGAAACGAAACGCTGCATTGAGGAGCGCGCCGTATAACGAGTTCATGGAGATCTTCTTCGTTAGCTGGAGCAAATCATAATGCTCCGCCTCCTTCTCGTATTCTTTCTTCTTGACTGGATCGATCTCTGCCTTAGCCAGCTTGTCGAACTTTTTCTTTTCTGACTGAAGGCGCTTACGCTCTGCATACCAGAATGCAACTACCTGAGCAACGATGCCGGGTCCGCTTCCTTGGTCAAACACTGTTCCGAAAGCTGAAACTGCCCACCTGTGCTGTAAAAGTTCCCACCTCCACTCCTCAGCCGTATGAATCTCTTGGTTGCCATCCTCTAGGAAGAGGGTGAGGCGCTGTTCAGATCCTGCCTTGATAGCAACCCATGCGTCTTCACCAGCTGATGAATCTTGCCCAATGTCCCCGAATTGACCACGAATCTTCTCGGGAGAGATATTCAGTGAGCGAATGGTATTTGGGTACTGCGACTTGATGTCGACTGAACCAATCCAATCAACTAGTGCAGGTGTGGGTGTAAGAACAATTGCGCCTTCAACCTTGTCGTGCTGCTGGACATTCTTGTCATGGACGATCTTCTTAAGTACATAGTGCGCGTGGTTCGCGATCGCAGTTTCTACATACGCCACAGTACCAAGCATTGAGCTAAAATCAACAGTACATTCATGTGCCATCTGATTGACGAGAGCGATGAATTTGAACTTCTCGTCTAGCTGCACAAGACCGTCAACGTCTCGGAAGTTGTAGCACGTAAACAACGGAAAGTTGTTGTTGAACAGGTGCTCGAGGGTTCCATCATAGTCGATCTTACCAATGCCGACTTCTTCATCGAGAATGTTGCCGAGCGCATATGAGGTTCGACCTTCGAAGGTAAACTTCTGGAAGAGGCGCATGTAGTCCAAGTGGGACTTTGCAGTAAATTTGTAGATTGGCTCTTCTGTACCGAAGCGGTTGACCATCTCCATCTTTGGCAGCTTCACACCGACGTGCTCAATGCGAGCCAGAAGTGGCTCACCACCTTGGTTCTTTAAGCGTTCGCAGATGTATGGGATATCGAAAAATTCTGAGTTCCAACCAGAAAGAATATCTGCATCTTGGAGAGCGTCGCACATTTTAATGAGCAGCTCTAACTCATTGGCACAGATGGTTATTTCGGGAATGATGCCATTACGAAGCTGCCCACTAGCTATGAGGCGGCGCGCCTCAGCGTAGATGTCCTCTACAGTACCAGTCCAACTAGGAGGGGCCAACGCATACGTGATATACTTTTTAGTCCACGATTGATAGATCGTGACGGCATTAATAGGGGCGTACGGGTTGGTTGGACCGGCGAAGCCGATCTTCTGCGAGTAATCTACCTCGATGTCGAGGAATGCATAGTTGACCGGAGGAGTTGGACGACCATAATACATGTCCATGAGGATGCGCTTGATAGGCGCAATGTCAGACTCGAACCTATCATGGAAGATGTTCTTGGCCTGCTCGTATTCATCACGAGACGAAAACTCGGCCCTAAGCAGCTTATCTCCAAAGATGGATTCGTAGTCTCCCTCTTCATCTGGAACATAGAAGTAATAAGGAGGCTCGTAGCGCTTGCGATGTAGCTGACCAGCACGATCACGCTCAAGAACGATAATCTTATCGCTCTTGTAGTCGACCCATGCCGCTACGTAGTTCCTATCTTCTTGATGCGTCATGCTCTTCTTATTCTTCTTCGCCTGCGTCCTTCGTTAGTGCTGGACCTGTCTGCATGAGACCGTCGATTGCGGTTTCCAGCTCACCAATTTCAGCCAACTTCTCATCGAAGTTGTTGTTGAAGAACAGGGAAACGAGGGCGCTGAACATCTTGGGCTGAATGCCAAGCTCTTCAACTGCAGCATCGCGAAGACCCTTGATTGACTCATTCTCATCAAGAATTTTGGTCTTGCAGCGAACACACTCGTCGATCAAGCTCTGAAGCTTTGCACGCTGAGTTTGATTCTTGAGAATGTCCGAAATTTCGGTGAATTGCTTCTTGGCACGGCCGGGAAGGACCAGCTGATTTTTAGCCATTAGATATCTCCTATGGGATGGGTATAGTAGCGAGGGGTACGTTCTATTATAACGCATTCCATCGTGGATGTAAACGATTGGGTTATTTAGGCTGCTCAGGTTTAGGCATTAACCCAAGGATAATTTGATCAACGCGAATTTGACCAAAGACGTGGTAGTTGAGGGTAGATTTCTTAAGCTCCTCAGAATCAGCGACATAGGCGCGCATGACGGTGTGCTTATCCCAAGTGTCAGCATCAGCATGCTTCTTACCTGAAGTATCAAGGATAGGATTGATTTTCGTAACGATTACATGATTCTTTGTGCTGAACTTCGTCTCAATATATGTTAGCGCTGACATCAAACCTGAGAGCGTCCTCTCACACTCAGCGTATTCATGAAACGGTTTTGAGGTAATGACGAGCTCGCCACAATTTGGCAGCGACTGTGAAAGAGGGCCCGTCTTTAGAAGATCAGCTCCATGGCCAATCTTGACGTCATAGTTGTAGTTTGCTGGTTGATTCATTAGTGTAGGTGTATTGCAGGTCTCTGCGACTTAAGCTTTGGTGGACCATGGTGCTCACTCATTTCTTCAGCCTTGAGCGCCATGTAACGATCTGGATTTACAGCTACTCGACCATTTACTTTGAAATCTGGAGCTTCAATTACCCAGCGCGACTCAACGAAATCGCCAAGCGGGTCAAACACGCGGGTGAGTGGGACTGCTACCTGGTGTACTCCAAGATTTGCAGTTACCTCATCAGTAGCTTCTTCAATTGCTGCCTTCGTTCTCTCAGCTTCCTCAGAAAACTTCATGGTCGGGAAGAACTCTGGGTTGTAATCTACAGTCTCAGTTGCCTTAGACGTATCGAGGTCCGGATTTGCTATGACAAATGCCATCGCATGTGAAAGAGCAGCGAGCGCATCCATGTCATTGCTGAAGTCTCTAGATCCTACTGAGATCTTTTCAATCGCGAAGTTACCGGCAATAATTGTTTCGACCGCTTTCCCCTCAACTTCGATAACGTAGAAGCTCGGCAAAATCTTATCAGCTATCATGTGGGTCCTAGGATCTTCGTCCCGGTGAGTCGTGATTCAGGCGTTGAGCTTGAAACCGAATCAGTAGTTGAGAAGGTATCAGCGCTAACGTATGAACCGTTAGTTGCCTCAATGAGCTGAAATGGCGGGTACATTTCTACAAGAGCAGACGTGTCCGCAAAGAGCTCAGTGATCGTTGACGTGGAGGTAAGCAGAGCATACTCATTAGCGATGAGGCTACCGTCAATATAGAAATTCAAATAGCGATCGGTGTTGTCGTATGGCGGTGCAGATAGCAAGAAGCGAATCCCGCTGAAGTCAGTTGGCGCAACCGTAGTTGGCAGCACAGGAATGTTGATGTTGTTCGTCGTGAACGTTCCAAAGAATGACAGGCGAGAAGTCGTGCTAAGCACGTCAGTTTCATTGCACGAGTACAGCCACCACTTGTTAGGCTTGATGAGACCAGTTGCTGGATCGTACTCTTCTACCCAGCGAATATTTCCCCACGCCCCAGATGTAGACGTTGCTACATGATTCTGGTTCAGCGTGAATGTTAGAAGGATAGTCGTAGTTGGCGCTACAGAATAAACCGAAACGTTGACGATCGCACCCGCTGGGATGGCAGTATTGAACGTGATGACGTTTGTGGTATATGCAAAGTCGTTGACCCCAGTACCAGGGAAACGAGCAACTCCATTTACGAGAACGAAGACTAGACCGCTTGCGACGTTTGCCGTTGAGAAACGAAGGTTCTTTCCAGTAGAATCCTTACCAGAGATCGTTGTCGTGGAGGCAGCGATGTTGAAAACGAATTCGTTGTACGGAATATCTTGGTCAAGCTGCTGTGTGAATGCGGCAACAACGCTAGATGGCGGAGTTCCTGGAAGATACAGTGCCAACGTGATGATGCCGCCAGACGACGTCGATAGATCGATTGTCTTCTCTGTCGGTGTTGCTGGAGTTATTGTTGGCTTTTGACCACGAGGATACCAGTCTGTCAACCCTGCGACTGGAGGAGTCGTGGTTAGAATGTTTGTCTCACCGATTGGAAATAGAAATCCACTGCAGCCCTTCGTGATGATGCACTGGTTAGGAGCAGCATGCGTCTGATCAACGACGATGTCCTTGATTCTGCGGCAGATCGAGCACTGATATACGGTGTAGTTTGTCATCAGCTATTTATTCAGTCGGCCCAATGATAAAGAGGTGAGCCGGATCAACCCACTTGCGCCATTCAAACGTGCTATCTACAGGGGTAATCTCGACCAACACAAGCTTGCGCGGTGCCGTCTTTCCACCAACAGATTTGATCTCGCGCACGGCCTCACGACCAGTCTTGACGACCTCAGTTCCTTCAAATACGAATGTTTCCTTGCTCATTTGGAGTGCTTCGAGCAAGAAACGCGAATGCTAGCGCTAGATGTGATTGATCCTGGTGCACCACAGGTTTCGCAAGTATGATCGGCAATAGCTTCTGCCTCTGCGACAATTGCTTCTATCTGCGCACGCAGCGGTTCATGTGAAGGGTCTAGAAGGTGCTCATGCTCTTCATCATCGCGTAGCGCCGACCATGTACGAACATAGAGGCGCAGCTGACCAAACTTTTGCTTTACCTGCTTAACCTCAAGTTTGAAAGTAGGATTTGCATCTAGGATGGCCTTCATCTTCTTGACGGCATCCAGATACAGCGCTATCCAGCCGAGCCTGACCGAGACTCCAAGGTCGACGCTTGCATAAAATTCTTCGTAAAGATCACCGAACTGCTCTCGAATGTACTTCGAGTTCAGATCGTCGATGGTCATGTAGTCGCCGCTTGGTTTCTTCCAATAGCGGTGATTCATCGCCACCAGCTGTTTGAACGTTTTATCCTGCAAGGCCTATCTCCACAAGTTGCTTGATCGCAGCGCACGTCATGAGCGTCTGCTCAGCATCTGTAAGAGCGTTATGTTCTCCTCGGGCCTCGAAACCAATTCGCTCGAAAAGCAGCTCGGACTTGAAAAGTCCGAGAGTCATGAAGCCTAGGGCAGCAGTATCGAGGATCACGTGATGAAGCTGGATCCAGCTCTCAAACTTCGGCTTTTCAACTGAGAACCCAATTTCAATGGCCGAAAGAAGCTGAGCCGTAAATGAGATATCGAAGCCTGCATTATGACCAAGGAACATCACCTTAGAGTCAGGACCAAAGTACTTAAGGATAAGTGATGCTAGGTCAATTGCGGCCTCTTCTTGCGACACTCCCTTTTCGAGGAGAAATTCTCGTGTAAGGCCATGAATCTTCTGAGCATCGTCAGACCACTTGTATTTCATTGGGTTGAATTGAACTAGGCGATAAAGCTTTTCTACCGGTTCAAAATCTTTCGTGCGAAATACAATTGCACCGAATGACAATCCTTGGTATTCCTTAGAGCTATCCCCACCCCACACCGCGCCA